CCTGAAGTTCCGCCAGTTTCACCGCCACCATATCCGCCAGTTTCGTTGTCTTCACCGCCACCTCCGCCACCTCCAGCTACGATAACACGAGCATACAATGAATCGGTACCAATACGGATATCGGATGATCCACCGCCACCACCAGCACCTTCGCTTGTGCTGGAAGCCCAAGATGAACCACCATTAGGAAATCCACCATCTGCTTTACCGTTGCCACTTATGCTACCAACTCCACCAGTATAAATATATATAAGTGTTTTTTGGTTTAGTGTAATAGTTCCAGCGGAGTATCCACCTTTTCCGCCCATACCAACCTCTATTCCTGAATTAGAAGAACTGTATCCTCCTTGAGCACCCCAACACTCCAACTTATATGTACCTTTAGGAAGTGTTACAGTTTGGACAGTACCAGTATAATCAAAGTTTAAAATATCACCAGTTTTAATATTACTCATCGCCATACACCACCCACATATCACCAGGTTTACCATCAGTTGTCTTAGGTTCTTCAGTAGAGAATGTCACATTTCTCAACTGAGATTTCATAATATCTGACTGATAAGCAGTTACAGCTCCATTAACGACCGGTTTATTCTTCAATCCATTGTAATCAGTTGTACCCGGATCACCTTTATCTCCATAAACACCTATAACGGTTGCATCTGTATACAAATGATTATTGTTTGTCAAAACAAATTCATGATAACACCACAAATATTTATTTGTAGATGTCATAACTTGAGCGGAAGTCGCCCATCCAGTAGTTGATCTGGTCACTCCCTGCGATTTAGGACTTGCAAGATAATGAGGGATAACACTTGAAATTCCAACTCCCTGATCACCTTTAGGTAATGTAAAATTCAATATAGCATCTGTATCAGTACCAGAATTAGTTACCGCAGCCGAAGTACCTGTTTTAGCAGTACCAATTTTAATAGTTGCATTCTTACCAACTCCGGCAAGACATTGTTCACCTTTATAAATTGCCATGTTATCGCCTCCTTTTATAAATCATTTCTTATAACAATAGTAATGGGAATATCTACAGTTGGTTTCTCGGTTGCTTTTATAGTAATTTGATTTGTAGTCTGTCCTCCGTCAGCTAACATTGCATTTTGATAAGCTTCAATAGCAGCAGATGAAGCATTAGAAGCATAATCTATTTCTACAATATTTGAAGAAGTTACTCCAGATACGGATAATACATAACTATATGGAGCAGAAGATCCAGTCCATTTACTTGCTGTGAGAGTAGTATTAACAAGTGTACTTTTCTTCGCATATGTTTTTTCTGATTTAGTACTTGAAAACGCACTGTTGGCTGTTACAGATGAGTCGTTAATAACATTTGCAGAATCATATTCATCAATAACATTGTAATAGGTATTTGCATTTAAAGTTCCAGCTTTCTTTTTTGCAAGATAGTTAGCTTTTGTAATTTCAACAGGAACATTAAGTCCCATCTGAGATAAGGTAATATCAGCAGTACCATCAAAAGATGCGTTACCAATTTTTCTAGGTGTGGATAATTTATTTGCTGATGTAGCAGCACCGCCAGCAGAAGAGGATCCTGCATAGTTATGAGTATGAGATGATGGTGCGAATGTAGATGGCTTACCTGTAACATTACCCCAAGCAACAGAATTTGCACTGCCAGCACTATTCGCATAAGATGCAGTACCGCTATCAGTACCAGAAACGATACTACTATATGCTTGTTTATGAAGTGCGGTACCAGCAGCTGCAATAGTAGCATAACACTCGGTAGATGTTTTTGCATCTGTTGCAGAGGTTCCACTTACTTCTGAAGAATTGACCAGCACCCAAGTTCTGCTAATACCACCACGCGCACCACTTGCAAGTGTACGGAAACAAGTTCCAGCATACGATCCTCCTGTTTTAAAGAAGGCATCTGCGTAAGTCTTTCCAAAAACATTGTAAATTCCGACTTGTACGCTATCCGCACTTAAGCCACAACGAACCAGCCATTTTACTTCAACTGTCGATGCTAAGCTGCTGTTATTCGTACGTAATACAATTCGTACAATACCGAAGCCACCACCACTATAATCCTGTGAGATAAAGAATGTGGTTGATTTATCTGAATAGCTTGCAGCAATAGTATCCAGTTTTGCGAATCGATGGAATGGATAATTGTTTTTGTCGCCTACACTCGCAGACGAACTATAAAATCCGATATTTGCAGAGGAGTTACCACTACCATCATAGTTAAAACTTAGCGTGATGTCAGTTCCACCAGATACGGTTCTAGCAGTTGCTAGTTTATTTGCGGAGTTTGCAGCACCACCAGAACTAGAACTTCCTGCATAATTGTGCGTATGAGAGGTAGGAGATTTCCCATTTAGAGCAGTTGTAATAGCATTTTGAGTCATGGTACCATCTGTAGCCGACCCAGTTTCAGTATAAAGCTTAGTTATTCCTAAGTAACTTGATGTACCTACAGAATATGTCGTATTTGTAGGGATTACCCATGCACCATCTGCACGAAGAAACTTTAATTGTTCTCCTATATTAGGTGCAGGAACAAGACCAGCACTTCCGGCAGAAGAAGAAGTAGCACCCTTCATGTTTCCATAAGTATGATCGGTAAATAATGCATCTGCAGGCACTGACTTACCAAGTGTATATGAACAAGCTACTGGTTTACCACCTGAGAAATATACTGGCTGAGTTGATGATCCAGCATTAGAAGTAAGAGCAGCGGCAGATGATGCGCTACCTGCAGAAATAGCATATTTAACACTTTTTGTGGCATCAGCAGTATTGTCAACGTTGCTTAATCCGACTTCACTTTTAGTATGCGTATGTACTTTTGTAGCTTTTTCAGCTAATTTACTATTCATCTCAGTCTCGGTATAATAACGTTCATCATGATTATGAGACGCTGGTGGATAGCTGCTAGGCTTTTCAGTAACTCCAGACCATGGTACAGAAGTAGCAGTTCCGGCAGTATATACTGAATAACCAGCCTCAGAAGATAATTTGCTCTCATCAACAACATAATACATTTTTTCAGTCTTAGTTACTTTTACGGTATCACCAAGCTGAATATTAGCAGTAGTAAGTTTAAAACGTGCAGTATCATCTTCAACAATAATCAGACGTTCTAATGCTCCATGGGGAAGCCTTGCAATATCAATTGTTCCAAAGAGTTTACTTGCGTTGAGAGAAGTAATAGTTGAATCATTATGATTATGCGCAGAAGGAGTATAGGTAGAAGGTTTCTCTGTAATGTTACCCCATGCGACACTACTTGCAGTCGCAGCATTTCCTGTAACATTTACCGTCAGATTATTAGTAACAGGATTATATTTAAACTTATCGCTGTATGCTCGCTTTGTCTCTGTAGTAGAGTCAGAAAACCAAACATGTCTAGCTGCATCAGCAGTACCTTCTCCAGCAGATACATTTGTAGCTGTTCCTGCAGTAGTTGCACTATCAGCAGTAGTTGCATGTTTTACACTCTTATTTGCATCTGCTGTATTATCTACATTACCAAGTCCTACCTGAGCTTTTGTATGAGTATGCCCGGCAGAAGAGTAAGCACTTGAATTTGTATATGCAGCAGATCCTAATCCGTGAACAGGAACAGTAGTTTTATTACCATCTACAGTGAGTGTGATTTTTCCGTTTTCAGTACTTTCTGAGATAGCAACAGACTTTACGGCTTTTGCTAGAGTAATATAAGTTTTGCTTGAGCTATCCCAACGATAAATAGTATTCGTAGCAGTATTTATATAAATAGTATTTATATCTCCAACAGACGGAAATAACTTATTGGAAGCATATGGAAGTATTTCTTTATGATTAGCTATACTTGTCTTCAAATAACCAACCAGTTCTGTTAATCCAGTGAGATTAAGAAATTGTTCTTTCATTTTGCATTAGTCACATCCTTCCATTTTTATTTTTAAAATAGAAGGAGAGCATTGCAGCTCTCCTCCCAATAAAATCAATTGTATTTTTACGCAGTAAATAAACCTTTGATAGACGCACTTGGAATTGCTTCATATCCATCTCCAACAAGCCCCTTAAGAGCGGTGATATCAGATGTGTTCTTAGCAATCTTCGGTTTTTCAGTAGCAAGATCTTTTTCTACAGCAGTAATTTTGCCTTCTGCTGTATCCATTCTGCCTTTAACAGCAGTAATATCTTCTGCATTCTTTTTATCAGCAGCTTCTAATGTAGGTAATTTCTTTTCAAGAGCATCAATTCTACCTACAGCAGCTTCAAGATCAGCAGCTTTTGCATACTGAGAAAGATCAGAGTCTGCGAGAGCTTTAGATACATACTCAGCAATATAGCTTACAATATCTTTGGATGTAGCAGATTCTGGAAGAGTACCGATAAGAGTCTTCAGCTTTGTGATATCCTCTTTATTTGTTTTGATCTGAGAATTCATTGTAGCAGCATCAGATGTATGTGTAGAAATCCAATCAGAAATCTCTTTCAGTGTATCATATGCTTCTGGAGCATCTGCAACGATTTTAGCGACTGCATCTGCAACAGCTTTCTTTACTGATCCGTCACCAGTGCCATTCAGTGTTCCAATAGCTGCTGTATTAGCTGCAACGCTTGCTTTTAATGCAGAATCATCATACTGACCAGTAGTAACAGCTTCTTTGATATAAGCAACTACATTTTTAGCTTTTGCATCAGCAGGAATGGTACCAACATAAGACATTACTTCTGTTTTTGCTGTGTTAGCAGCGCCAGCAGCATCGAAATCTGCAACAGTCTTTCCAGAATCTACCAGATTACCATTTTCATCTAATCCTGCAAGATGACCTTTTACTGCACCTTTTACTTTGTCAGCTTTTCCTGTTGGCTGAGGAATAGTAATAGTAAATGCTGCTTCATCAATAGTTACTGGAGCAGTTTTTGTGTAGAAATAAAGTGTGTATCCGTCTTCTGACTGAGATACTGTTTTAATTGAGTTTTTGACAGCCTCACTGATTTTAGAGTCGATCTGTACGTTATGCAGATTTAAAAACTCCTGAAGATTAGAAAGTGTAGCGAACTGTAATTTTGCCATAATTAGTTTCCTCCTTGAAATATATTTGTTAAATCTTCGGAATCAATACCTCCGAGTTTTCGGTCTAAAGCAGAGTCAATATGTTCATCTAAAACATCCAGAACAGTTTCTTCAATGATATTTGAAACATATTCTTTTACAGAATCAGCACTTGCAAAATTCTGTTCATTAATCCAGCTTTCAGTGACATAACGATCAGTCGTATATTCACCATCTTGCTGAATGAAATACAATGTAATAGATTTTCCTTGCATTTTTGTGATTGTTGTGCTGGAAGTATCAGCATCATGAGATACAAGATACAGAACATCGTCTGCAGAAGATTGAACAGTAGTATTGTT